GAAGATTGATCCTAAGTATAAAGCTGTTGTTACAAGTGTACAAGAGTATGAGAAGAGTCTCGATAAAACTTCGTATAAGACCAACAAGCGTATAAGAACGGTTAGTGCTATTCTAGCTGATCTTGACGCCCGTAGACGCGATGAAATACGTACGAAGGAACGAGAGAGAAAGAATAATAAGATATTTGCTCACTTTCAAATGGAAGGTCTCAAAGATGTTTTAAGTGGTAAAGGTATAAAGATGGGCTCAGAAGAGAAGGATATAGCCCGTAGCCTTGTTGATGAACTTAAGAAATGTAGGGAGACTGCTGTCGGTATTGTGAATGGCAAAGGATCTGAAGTCTTGGACATTGTACAAAGACTTGGACTTAGTGTAGATAACGCTAATTGTAATGTCAAACAGGGCTTATCGTTTATGGATGGTCTCAATGATAAACTGAGTCAATTTGCTAAAATTTCTGGAATTGTAGTTCTAGTCGGGGCCTTGATATTAGGCGCCAAACAGATCTTTACAAGTAAAGGAACGAATTGGCCCATATTATTAGCTTTGGCTATTGGTGTTATAGATCTTATCCAAGATTCCCCTATTCTATTTTCTAGTAGTACTGGTGACATATTTAAGGAGAAGGCCAAATCTTTGGGTAATACTATCAAGTATTACTTCGATCAGTTGAAAGAGGCTATATTGGATATTAAAGCTAGATTATTTGCTCAAGAACCTGAGACTATAGTTTCCCAGGGTGAAGATTTTATATTCTTCGATCCAGATTTCAAGGCTCATTCAGCTTTGATTTCATTAGTTTTGGCGACTGCAGGAACCTGCGTTACCCAAAAACCTATTGGAAAGGAAACATGCGTCGATTTTATGAAATCTCTTGGTAATTGGCAGAGATTGAGTGGAGGAATAGCTGATGTTTGTACATACATGGTCAATCTGGTAAGAAAAGCTATTAATTATATTAGAGAAAACTGTATGGGACTTGGACCTCTTACTCAAATTATCGAAGGAGAAGATAAGCTTAATAAATGGTTGGCTGATTTCAAAGAATTCCAAGACACAAAATTGCGGAAAGGTATTAAAAATGATGTAGCCACTGCGGACAAGATTATTACACTGCAGTTCAGAGCAATTGGCTTGAAAGCTAGTTGGCCAAGTACGGATAAAGGTAATAGATTACGTGCTATTGTAACTGATAAAGAGCGAGTACTGCAGAAAAT